CGCCAACGCATGAGGTCTCAAGAGATGAAGCATGCCCACATGGTGCCCCGCAGATTGAAGTCGGTTCTATTATCCATGCTTGAGAAGTCACATGCCACGAGAACCATCCCTGATGACATTATTCGAGCGTGGAATTACTTTGCAATAACCGCGACCTCATCTACCTGGCGATCTGGGAAAACCTATCTGTCTGCAAGGTATCTGTCAGCAGCTTTCAGCGCACCTGCATCTCCGTTTCACGCCATGGCTTCAAAGTTTCCTGTCCCGGAAACTTTTGCTGAGGTCTTCTTTTATACACGCTTAGACAGTGTATTGTCAGTCTGGACAACTCGAGATCAGTACCGAAATGATTGTGCACTTCTTGGGCTCCCGCGGGCCTTCGCCCAACTCGAGAGTTATTGGTCACTCTGGGTACCTGACGTATTTGCAGATACGGCCAAGCACATGGCGGCTTGTGTTATAGGTCTATCAGAAGAGAATGACACTATAGCCCAAACAATGGACATTAGGGTGGCGGATCTCCAAACACAGCTCGATCTCCTGAATAGGCCAAGAATCACGATCGATGAGCTTCGTTTCTCCCTTCGGTCTTCCGTGACACTCGATACTGCTGAGAAACTTGGGTGGTCATGGATAGGGTCAATGGCGTCGGCTAAAGCTCTTAAGCTACGAGCGTCTCCTGCTGAGTTTGACCGAGGCTTCGGCCGTGGAACAACACATAAAAGTCTGGTTGATCATCTCACTGTCAGGCACTCAGCTCGCTTCGACGAGCATGGGTTCTTACGGAAAGGCACGGTAGCTCAGAACATAATAGAATCAGGTGTTGATAACTTTCTCTCGACGATTGATCCCATTTTCCGATTTCTGTTTGTGCGAGATCCGATTTTCTTCAATCATCCAAAAAGCGGAGAGCTTAAAGACAGGGAAATATCCATTGCTGATCCGGACGGTAGAATTGGACTAAATGGCGGAGAGTACATAACCGGCTGCTTTGGGAAATTGACTGGGGTTGATTTCCTCAAGGTCATAAATAAGGACCTTCAGTTCTACAGGCGATCAGCACGGGTTATGCTTTATGGCGGCGCCATCCAAAGTTCGGACGCCAGCCGCTTTGGAGCGATGATGTCAAACTACGCCATAGCTATTATGTTTGTGGTTTTGGGCACTGAGTCTATGCACCTCAAGTGGTGTGCTTCGGTCTACGCAAAAATGGCTCACCGCAAAATGGCAATCGGCACATCTGTTAAGGCCGAGCTAGACAAGATGGCCATGCATCCCGACACCGCTGATCAGGCAAAGGGGGCGATAGCATGGCTCGAGACTATGCAGGAGGTAGGCCACAGTAACAGCGAGACATATCTTTTCTACGTGTCCGCGTCACACATGGGCCAGGGAATGTCGCACCATGCGAGCTCACTGCTACACGCTGGCGGGCTGCTAATATCACAGACTGCCGCCGATCATTTCAAAATCAGAGTCAACGGCACGACGACAAGGATCATTCAGCACACGATGGTCACGTCGGACGACAGCACGCTTCTGCCGAGTGCAGAGCCTGCAGATGAAAGACAGCACATGCCGCGACAGGACCGTCAGAAAGCCGCAAAAGCCTTCCTTATCAAGCAGCGGGCTGCACGCAAGGTCGCACTGCG